GGGTGTTGATATACACCATGTCATTTACATCAATTGTTTGAAATTCACGGTTTGCATTATCATAATAAAATTGGTAATTCTCAATCATCCCCCCTGTTTCCATCTGATCCAAAAATTTACCTGATAATTTTAATTTAACCTGTGATGATGGCAACGGCACAATTAAATTACGTACATCAAATGAACGTTCAGGGCAATATGCAAATGCATTTGCAAACAGTCCATCATTAACAGATAATGAATAAATAATATCTGCCCATGATTGTGTGGGGTTTGGTTTGTTGATCAGATCAAAAACCCAATTGTGTTCTGTAACAATTTCACCATCAGAATTTTTTAATATTGGCATTCCTGATGCCATCATTGATGCACGTTTATCAATTACAGTACGTAATTCAGGTATGTTTAAATACAATTCAAATGGTTTATCTGTATCAATCCAAACTGCATCTTTCACACCGTAATATGATTGTTTCTGATTGTTTATGTATTGCATCCATTTGTCATGTTTGCCTGATGTGAAACCGAATAATGAAGTCCAAAAGTTGTTTGCCATTGCTTTTTTTTTTAGATATTTGAACAAATTTAATTATTTTTGTTTGTAAATTTCGTATAAAATGGAAAAACCCTATTCAACGTATAACATAAAACAGGCATCAACTGAAATAAAAGATATTGATTTATCTGCACGTGAAGTGGCAATTTATTTATCAGTATTTGATACAATTGATTCAGATAATGATTTAATCAGGCAGGGTGCATTCAAAAAATCCCTAAATGATAGGGGTGTAAATTCAGGATCTAACAGGCAAATTGCATTTTTACGGCATCATGATTGGGAACACCAAATTGGTAAATTTACAACATTGGCAGAGGATGAAAAGGGTTTGTTTGCAGTTGGTAAATTGGGCACATCAACAAAGGGTGATGATGCATTACGTGATTATCAAGACGGCATTATCACTGAACACAGTATTGGTTTTCAATATATTCAGGATAAAATGCAATTTATTGAAAAGGATGATGATAATGATGATTCTGGGTTTTTTGAAATTAAGGAATTGAAATTGTGGGAAGGTAGTGCAGTAACATTTGGTGCAAACCAATATGCAAACACAATTGATGTTTTTAAAACTGAACAGGAAAAATTTGATTTACAAAAATCATTAACTGATCAGATTAATATTACAGTAAAAGCAATTACAAATGGAAAGGGTACAGATGAACGTTTGTATGATTTGGAAATGAAATTAAAATATTTGAATGCACGTTTTATTGATGTGGTAAATACTAAACCGTTTGAAAAACATTTAGTCATTGAACAACAAAACAACAATGCATTTAATTGGTCAAAGGTTGCAAACCTGTTGGATTGATTCAACGAATTGCAACAAAGTGGAAATAAATATAAACTTTAAAAAACTAAAAAAAATGGCAAATGATCCATTAACACCTGAACAGGTGATTGAAAAATTTGAAAGTAAAATTTCAGAAAAAACAAGTGGTTTGGCATCAACGGTTGATGTTGAAACATTAAAAATTGAATTAACAAATGAATTGGATGCAATTAAATCTGCAAACAAATCTGATGAATTAATAAAAAAATTCACAGAAATTGAAAGTTCAATAAATGCAATAAAAGAAAGTGCAAAGGTAAATGCACCTGTTGCTAAAAAATCCATTAAGGATATGATTATTGAAAAGGCAGATGCATTGAAATCATTGGTTTCAAAAAAATCAGGTGCCGTTACATTGGCATTAAAGGCATCAACTGTTGATCCAATTGCATTAGGTATAGAACGTGGGCAGGTTTATGGTCAACGTGTTGGTGGTACTTTTGACATTCCTTACAGATCAGAAACCAGAATTTCGGATTTATTCAGGAGGGTTGCAGTATCAACAGAATACATCAAATATAGAGAACAAAAAACTGTAACAAGGGATGCAGGTGTTGTTATAAATTGTGCAACAAATGATCCAAACACAAACATTGTTTGGTCAAATGCAACCGTGCAAATTGCAAAAGTTAGAGATTATATTAATGTTTGTTTGGATATGATGGATGATTACGAATTTGTAACATCAGAAATTGAAAATTTGGTATCATCATCAATTAGATTAAAAGCAGATCAGGAAATTTTGGTTGGTGCAGGTGATATTGTATCAATTGATTCAATTAGTTCTGTATTTGATCCAAATAATGTATTGGCACCATATGCAGGTGCATTTACTGCATCAACATTAGCAGAATTAACAGGTGCAATGAAAGGGCAAATTTACACATTTGGTCAGGAAATGGCATATGATGCAGATACAATTATCATGAATTACAATGATTGGGTTAAATTTATGCACCAAAAAAATGCAAATGGTGATTATCTTTTACCAAATTTTGTTGCATCAGGTGATTCAGTATTAAATGGAATGCGTGTTATCACATCACCATTGGTTACACCAAATTCATTGTATGTAATGGATTCAAGAAAAGGGCAAATATTAGACAGACAAAATGCCACAGTTGAATTTTCATATGAAAACAATGATAATTTTGAACACGAAATTGTTACAGTAAAAGCCGTTGAAAGACTGCAATTTTTTGTACCAAAAGTGCATCAAGATGCATTCATGAAATGTACTGATATTGCAACGGCATTAACTGCAATAACTGCACCATAATAAATGTTTAATTGATCAAAACAAAAACTATGAAAGTTAAAATTATACGTGATTACGGTGCATTAAAGGCAGGGCAAATTGTTGATGCCACAGGCAATACATCACAGTATTTGTTATCAAATGGAATTGCCGTTATGGCACCAAAGGATGAAAACTGTATTGGTGATTGTGATGATCCTGAACATGAATGTGAGGGTTGCAAAAGTAAAAAGAAACGCAGAACGGCAACGGTTGGTGCCAAAATGGAACAACCAAAACCAGATTCTGCAAAAGTTCAGGAAACAATTGCACCAAAGGCAGACAATGCAAAAAAGCCAAAGGCAAAAAAGAAATCAAATAAAAAAACTGCATCACCTAAAAAATGATGCAGTTAATTAAACCATGATAAAATGAATGTTTTAAATATTACATATAAGGATTTCGGAAAAGGCAAATGGGAATTGGCATCAGGAATGTATGAACAACAAAAAATAAACGGTTATATTGATTTGTACACAAACAAATTATTGGCTCAATTATTAGGTGTTGAAATGTACAATTTATTTGTTGCAAATTTAGATCCAATTACCTTTCAACCGATTGATGCCAAATATTTGGCAATTTACAATCCTTTTATGCATGAACAGAACAATTGTAATATCATTATCAGTGATGGTATGATTGACATGATCAAAGGATTTATTTATTTTGAATACTTAAAGGATCAGATCAATCAGGTTTGGGTTTCAGGAAATGTTGCACCAATTGGTGAAAATAGTAAAGATATTTCAACACTTTCACAACAGATTTATACAAGGTATAATCAGGGGGTGTTTACGTATCACGCAATTCAACAATATATTTGCGACAATTCCAACGAATACCCAAAATACAATGGGCATAACAAGTTAACAACGTATTGGATATGATTGATGCAACCATTGAAATACAGGAAATTATTGATGAAATCAATTGCAAAATTGATGGAAATTACAATGCATTGGATGGCAGAACATATTTTTGCCATACAAAGTGGGCACGTATTGGTAAAACAATAACAGATGCAAACGGTATTGTGTTTTTAATCACTGATTTATCTGTTGATGAATGGATCATTGCAGAACAATTGATTGTAACTGATCCTGTAATTAATTTGGATGGTGAATGTACATTACAAAAACCGTTTTTTATTACAGGTACAAAGTTGGCAACAAACCGTGAATGGACAATTGCAACAAATAATTTAGAGGATAAAACACCATTAATCTGGTTGTTGGAAATCATCAGTGAAACAGGGTATGGCAGGGAATCAACAATTGAACGTGATATTGTAACAAATCTGTTCTTTTTAGATCAAACTGATCCATCACAGTATTACACTGTTGACCACCGTAAACAAGTGGTAACACCAATGGGTAATTTGATGCAGGAATTTATTAAAACGGTTGAAAAAATAAGGATGTGGAAAACTGTAAATGAATATACATATAAAACGTTTTCACGTTTTGGTGTTGAAACAGATGCAGGTGCCATTGAAAATATTTTGGATGCCAATTTATCAGGGGTATCATTGAACATTACGTTGAGTAAATACCGTGCAAATTGTAAATGTTGAAACAAAATTTAAAAAAAATAATTAACTTTAAAAAAAATTAACAATATGAAAAGTTGTGATTGTAACGCAGGGTTAAGTAATACAGGCATTCCATCCTGTGTACCTGTGCAGGGGATAACATCCTCATTAATATTGGTGCCATTAACGGCATCAGATGGAACAAAAAACGCAATTGATTTAAGTGCATCAATCCCTGTATGGGCAGATTATGTGAATGAATCAGATGCATCCAAAAGATGGTTCCCATTACCTAAATTTGAAAATGTAGAATTACCAAAGGCAGATTCATTATTTGAAGAAGCGAACAGTGGTAGAAAAGCATTTTTAAGACAGGGGGTGAGATCATTTACAGGTGAATTATGGCAGGATGATTCAACACCAACATTTTTAGGTAAATTACAGGCATCACGTTGTGTGCAATTTGGAATTTACATTGTGGATGTTGAGGGTGATTTAATCGGTTCAGAGGTTGATGGTAAATTATACCCAATTCCTGTTGACAACGATTCATGGGATCCAAAATTTATGTTTGCGACAGATTCAACAGTACAAAAAATCATGTTAGGTTTTGATTTTTACAGATTGTTTGATGAGTCAACAATGAAAATGATAACGGCAGAGGAATCAGGATTGGATTTTAATACATTAGAGGGGTTATTGGATGTTGAAATCACTGTTGCATCATGCACACAAACATTGATAACTGCATCTGCACACCTTGATTATGGAACGGCATACAATCCAATATTGTACAAAGGTGCAGATCAAAATGCAGATTGGGCATTAAAAAATCTTGATACAGGATTGGCAGTTACAATTGATTCAGTAAGTGAACCAACAGATGGTAATTATTTAATTGATTATACAAGTGCAGGTTTGGCATCTGGTGTTAATCTTGAACTGTCTGTTGCAAAAACAGGGTTTGAGGGTAAAAAATCAACAATAACTGCATAAAATTATGGATTCAAACAGATCAATTAAAGTTGGCAAATCATCATTCAATGTTGAATTGATGAAAAGATTAACACAAAAAGATGCATTAAAACAGTGGCATTATTTAGATGCAACAGTTGTAAAAACTGCATACCAATTGTGCAATCCAAAACGTAAAACCAAAAAAAAATCTGATTGATATTTATTAATTAAACTGATAAAAGGGGTGTAATTTTTTGCATCCCTTTTTTTATGGCATAAATTCCTGCCTGTTTTTTTGTAAATTTGGAATCATGATTGGCAATACATTAATTGAAAAGCAATTGGAACGTGCATTAACATTGGATGATGCAAAGGCATGGTATGAAGTAAACACACCAACAATACAAAAATTGGTTTTAAATTTATTACGACAGGATCAATTATTTGAACGTGGTGTAAATAAATTTGATCAAATTATTGGTTTGTATTCATTTACCACACAAATGATAAATCCATCAAAACGTGCAGGAACACCATTTACTTTAAAAGATACAGGTGCATTTTATCAATCAATGTTTATTACAGTGCTAAAAGATAGCATTTTAATAAATGCAGATGCATCATTAATGGAATCACAAACATGGTGGAACACAAATATTTTGGGATTGGATGAACAGAATTTGGAAATATATGCAAAGCAAATTAAAATGGAATACATCAAATACGCACGTAAAGTATTGGGAATCAATTAATGAAATGCCCATGTTTAATTGGGTAAAATGTGGGGATGGTGATTTAAAATATGTTACAATTGAATTGATTGATGAACCTAAACAAAACCAGATACAATATGATAAATTGTATGATCAGTATTTGGAACGGTTCGGTTTATCAGATGAATTTGAAAGGTATTTGGAAATGATAAAAAAACGTGCATTATTGCAATGTGAATATGTTGAAAATAAAAAACGTTTTAAATTAACAGAAATTGAAATAATTGATGCAAAAATAAACAGGTTGGATCTGAATTTTGGGGATGGGCAAAGCATTGAACAAACCTGCATTCATTTATCAAAATGGTTAGGGTATAAAATAAACGTAAAGGAAACAACAGTTGTTGAATATTACGAAATAATTAAAGAATATGGCAAGTGGGCAAATAAAACGTAGTGAAATAGCAGAACAGGATTTGTACAAAGAAATCAGAGATTCTGCAAAAAAAACAATACAGGTATTAGATCAAATGAATGTGCAGTTAAAACAAACTGCATCAACAATTAAAACTGATCTGAATGCAGGTATGCAAAAATCAACTGCATCCATTAACAAAATGTCAAAGGCAGTGGCACAGGCAGATGCATCAATGAAAAAATCTGTTCAAATTGACAAAGAAAAGGCACAGGCAACAAAGGTACAGATTCAGGCAGAACGTGAATTGGAAAAATTAAAACAGGATCAGGAACGTACTGCACAACAAAAAATGCGTACTGATCAACAGGCAAACAAAGAAAAGGAAAGACAAATAAAACTGCAACAAAGAAGTGCAAAACAGGCACGTGATGAACAGGATGCCTACAAACAATTAACAAAGGCAACACGTGATCAAAAAAATGAATCAAAACGTTTAGGTGCAGAATTGTTGAAATTGGAACAGGCAGGAAAAAAGAATACAAAAGAATACAGAAAATTACAACAACAATACGACAAGGTAACAAGGTCTGCACGTAAAGGTGATCAACAATTAAAAAAATTGGATAAAACTGTTGGTGATAATTTCAGAAATGTGGGTAATTACCGTTCTGCATTGGGTAAATTAACAGGTGCATTATCATCAATGGGTTTGGCATTTGGTTCTGCAATGGTATTTAGATCTGTGTTTGAAACAGTAAAAAACTTTGATCAGGCACAGGCAAATTTGGCATCTGTTCTGGGTGTTTCACGTATTGAAATGCAAGGTTTAACAGAGGATGCAAAGGAATATGGATCAACCACACGTTTTACGGCATCACAGGTTTCAGAATTACAATTGGAATTTGCAAAATTAGGTTTTACACAACAGGAAATCAGGAATGTTACGAGTGCAACACTTGATTTAGCAAGTGCAACAGGCACAGATTTGGCAGAAAGTGCAACAGTTGTTGGTGCAACAGTGCGTGGTTTTGGTTTGGCAACAACAGAAACGGCACGTGTTACTGATGTAATGAGTAAATCATTTTCCAGTTCATCACTTGACATGCAAAAGTTTTCAACGGCAATGGCATCAGTGGCACCCATTGCAAAAAATGCAGGTTTTTCAATAGAACAAACAACTGCAATGATCGGCACCCTAACTGATAGGGGTATTGATGCATCAACGGCAGGTACAGGTTTGAGAAATGTGTTTTTAGAATTAACCAAAAGGGGTATCACATTTGAACAGGCAATGTTGCAAATATCAACGGCAACAGATAGTAATGCCAAATCACTTGAATTATTTGGTAAAAGGGGTGCAGTAATTGGTTCAATTTTATCAGAAAATGGATTGGCAATTGATGAATTAACTGCAAAATTAATGGATTCAGAGGGTGCAACGGCACGAATGGCACAAATGCAAATTGATACATTGGGTGGTTCATTAGATATTTTAAAATCTGCATTTGAGGGTTACATTTTAAAACAAAATGAAGCAGGTGGTGCAGGTGATAAATTAAAATCAATCATCAGGGAATTGGCACAAAATTTAGAGGTGATTTTAAATACATTGATGAATTTAGGACAGGCATTTATTACATTTAAGGCAATAACAATGTTGCAAATTGGTGCAAACCGTTTATTAAATTCATCATTCATACAGGGTGCAAGGGGAATGGGTGTAATGAAAGGTGCAGTACGTGGTTTGGGTGGTGCATTTAAGGCATTAGGGGGTTTTATTAAGTCAAATTTAATTGGTATTGCATTGTTTGCAATCATGGACATGGTGCGTGAATATCAAAAATTACAGTCTATTTTAAACACTGTAAAAGATAATGCAGATGATTTATCACAGGCAATGAACACGTTA